TTTAATAAGCAAGGTGATGTTTACCGAAGAATTAATTGTAGAGATGTTTTCCCTTTAAAAGCTCTTCCTGAAATGGGATTGAACTATACAGACGAGACAATATATACAATTAACGATATGGAATTTGCCGTTGATTATTACGAAGATTTATTTTTATAATTTTTAAATTAATATGGCTGGACTCCCACATTTTAGTAACTCAACAGCTTCTAGGAATTACTACGAACCTGTTTACCTCAATCAATTTGAGGTTATTATAAATCCGCCTGCAGGTATTCCTCTTGCGGCTCAGAGATTTAAAGGAGAAGGAATTTTAGCTCAAGGGATAAAGAGTCTTTCGGGATTAGCCGTTGATATTGCTCCTTCTGCAACCATAGATCAAAACTATAAATTTGCTACTAGAAGATATGCAGGGGGAGAACCATCTACTACAGACATGACGGTAACTATGGAATTTGAAGTTAACCTAAACCCGGAAACTAATTCTATGGAGGTCTATAAAATCCTAAGACAATGGTCAGATTTAATCTATAATCCCCTTACGGGAGCTATGGGCATTAAAAAAGATTATGTGGGATCTATGGTTATCTCTATATTCAATAAGAGGGGAGATGTCTTTAGAAGAGTATCCGTTGGTTCGTGTTTTCTTTCAGAAGCTATTCCTGCAATGGACTTAGATTACGAGCAAGCAACTAACTATAGTATATCCCTTTCATGGATATGTGACTATTGGTCAGATACATTTTTATAATATAAAAAAATATTTTAAAAAAAGAGACATAAATTTGTCTCTTTTTTGGTGTTTTGTTATATAATATAAATAAACATAAACTATGAATAATCTATTAGGTATATCACCGGAAGAATTACTAAGATCTAAGGAGTTAATGGGAGGATTAGAATATGATCCTATCTTACCCCCACGGACAAAACAAACCCCTACGGAGGAGGTTTTGGAACTAAAAGAGGAAATAAAAGAATCCCCTAAGGTAGAAGAACTAAAAAAAGAAATAGAACCACGACAGATTTCTATTCCCCAAAGAGAAGAAAATAAAATACCGGTACCGGAAGTTAAAAAAGATGCTGTTTTCGAAGTTAACTGGAAAAATTTACCTATTCATCTTTTACCATCAAAGGGATTATTCTACCCGGAAGGTACAAGAATGGCAATAAGACCTTCGGATGTTAAAGAGATAAGACATTTTTCTACTATAGATGAAGATGATTCAGTAGATATAGAAAGAAAACTTTCTTTTATTCTAGAAAGATGTTTAAGAATAGATTTTCCAGGACAAGGGGTTGTCAGCTATAAAGATCTTAAGCAAGAAGATAGATTCTATATAATAATGGCAATCAGGGATCTTACTTTTCTAAGAGGAGAAAATTCTTTAATGCTTACACCTAATAGAAAATGTGAAAAAACCAAAGACTGTAAAGCAGTAGAAGGATTTGAATTAAGATCGGGAAATCTTTCTTCTTATGAATTAGAGGAAGAAATATTAAAAAGGTACAACACTGAAACAAGGTCTTTTATTTTTACTTTAAAGGCAGAAGAAAAATCTTTTGAAATATTTGTCCCCAGCATAGGAGTTACACAAACTCTTTCTGATTTTGCTACGGTATGTTTTAAAAGAAATATAGAAATAGAAGATGGATTTTTAGAAATAGCACCATTTATTATACCCGAATGGAGAGGATTGGATTTTGAAGGGGTATTATTTTTAATGAGAAAAACATCTAATGAATGGACTAAAAAAGAATTTAGTTTACTTTATCAGATATCAGAAAAAATAAAAATAGGAACTAAAACAGAAGCAAAACAAAAATGTCAAGCATGCGGTGAGGGGGAGGTCACCGCAGATATTACCTTTCCCGGCGGGATCAGATCTCTTTTCCTTATTTCAGATATCTTTAGAGAATTACTTTGATATAAAATTTAGGCTCTGGAAAGAACATGGAATAGATCCTGTTTTTTTAGAATCCCTTCCTTTCTATGAATATCAATTATGGATAGAGAAAATAAATAAATCTATTGAGATAGAATCTCAAGAGGATATGGAAGTAAAAGGATTTAAGCAAGTATTTAATCTTAAGAAATAGATATTTTTATTTCCCGATATATAGAGTATGGATCTAAATAAAAAACTTATAGATCAATTATCCGATCTAAGTAGAAATATAAAGTCTCTTACCTCCGAGGTGAAAGAAAATAAAAATGTGATTTCTGCAGAAAATTCAAATCCCCCAAAAGAAGGGATAAAAGATGATCCGAATAAAAAAGAATCGGTAGAGGAACAGAATAAAAAATTCTTAAAATCTTTAGAAGATATATTTAAGAAAGGGGTAGGCGAAATAACTAAATCGAATATCGAATCCAAGGGTATACTAAATGATGCGGTGGTAGAGGTTAAAGGCAAAGGACCTGAATCCCCATTGGGTGCTACATCTCCTTTAAAAGATAAAGCTCTTGAAGGTGTAAAATCTAATATAAAAATACCTAAAGGGCTTGGAGAATTGTTAGGAAAAATTCCTAAATTTGAATCCGGAGGGGTTATGGATAAAACCGGTGTAGCATTGGTAGGAGAAAAAGGACCCGAAGTAGTTAAATTAGATAAAGGATCCGAAGTTATTTCTAATACCAAATCATCTGAGCTATTAAAGAAAGAATCTATCCCAGCAAAAACTGCAGATCAAGCACTTACTCTTCAGAGGGGTCCAACCTCTGAGCAGATAGCAAAGTATAAGAGATATCAGTTAGAGTTATATCCGGATCACTATAAAGAATATCCCGAATATTTAGTAGATGATATCGATTTTTGGGTAAATACGATGAGATATCTTTATCCCCCAGCTATAGATAGTTTATTGGAGGGAAAGGGGGAAGGAGCTATTAAAGAAGACGAAACTAATCTTTCAAAGCCAGTAAATAAAACAGCAGAAATCAAAGAAATCCCAGAAGAAATTAGCAAGAGGGATAAAAGGAAAAAAGAAAGAGAGGAAAAAAGAAAAAGTAAGGACGAAAATAAAAAAGCCGAAGATTTATTGAATCCAAAACCTAAAGCTCAGGACGGGGAAGAAAAACCTAAGATAGAAAATAAAGAACCTACGCTAATGGAAAAAGGCAAAGGATTTCTTAAAGAAAAAGGAGCTTTAGAAAAAGGAAAAAATCTTTTATTTACTAAGGGTAAAGATTTACTTACCGGAAAAGCCTCTTTAAAAAACCCAGCTTCTCTCTTTGGGGATAAAACCCAATTAATGGGTAAAGGCGTGGGAGCTGCTACTTCTCTGTTTTCTAATAAGGAATCAAGGGGTAAGGCAATGGATAAATTAAAAGGGTTTAAAAAGGGGAAAAAAGAAGAAGAAAAAGCTTCTATTACTACCGAATCCCCTGAGCTTAAAAAAGTTAAAACCGAGCCTAAGAAAGAGGAAGAGAAAAAACCAGAAGAGAAAAAACCAGAAGAGAAAAAAGAAATAGCACAAACCGAATCTCAAACCGTTAAAGAAGAAAAAGAATCTCCTAAAACAGAATCCCCTAAAACAGGGACTACTGAAAAAGGTTATTCTGAGACGGGGTCTACTGATATGGGAGATATAAAATCTTTATTGGGTAGAATGGTATCTCTTTTAGAAGGTCCGCTCTCTATAGAAACTATGGATTCTCCTTTTAGACCGGATTCTAGAAGATTCTAATTTTCTAATAATTTTATTTTTTTACTACGAAAAAATACATATATTTATTGTGTATGAATAAAAACTATGTAAAAAAGACAAGAGAAGAATCTATTTCAGATCATTTAAAAAATAACCTCGATTTAATCTTTTTAGAATATTATTCCATAAAAAAAGATTCTATAGAATTTAATATAGATAAAGAATCTAAAGAGACCAAATCAGATCTCATATATTTAAAAATGGCTAATACCTGGGGATCTTCCTCCCATTGTAAAAGAATGAAAGTAGGTTGTCTTGTAGTTAAAGATAAATCTATAATATCTGATGGGTATAATGGATCTCCTTCTGGTTTTCCTAATGTATGTGAAAGCGAAGAAATGGTTACTCTCCCCTATGTTTTACATGCAGAAGCAAATTCAATAACAAAACTGGCTAAAAGTACACAGAGTTCTATAGGATCTACCATGTATGTTACCTTATCCCCTTGTTTTGAATGCGCTAAGTTAATAATACAATCGGGGATAAAAAGAATAGTTTTCTGTGAAGTTTATAGAAATACTGATCCCCTAATTTTTCTATCCGAGGGAGGAATAGAAATAACCAGAATAGGTAATAAATACTTATCTTAAATCCAATAATTTTTTTAAATCACGTAAATAATAAAAAGTAAATTTTACTATGCAGAGACAAAACAACATTCAATTCTTAGCTGAATCTTTTATCGAATCTAAAAGTTCTAAATGTTTTAAAAACTTATACGAAAGGCTAAAGCCAGGGATAACTAATCATTGTTATTTAATACTTAAGAGTCAAGAACTTGCTGAAGATGCTTTTTCTAATACCATGACAAAGATATGGCTGAAGATACACCAATACGATAAAGACCGAGCAAATTTTTCGACATGGACTTATAATATTGCTAGAAACGAATCCCTGCTAATTCTAAAAACAGGAAAAAGATTCTTTTCCCATAGCGATGAAGAAATGGAATATTTTTCTAGCAAATCCACATTAGGAGATTTAGGTGGACAATACCTTATGGAGGAAGATCCTACTTATTCTTTCCTTTTTGAAGATAGCACTATAGACAGTGTTTATGAATCCGTTCTAGAAGAGATAAGAGAATTACCTGAAATATATAGGGAGATAATGGTGGATAGAGAAATAAACGGTATGAAATATAAAGATATTGCAGAAAAATATGGGATAAAGAAAAGATCCATCGCTACCCGAATAAGAAGGGCTAGGGCTAGGATTAGAAAAAAAATGGACCCGAAACAAACCATTAAGAAAAAGGTAAAATAATTATGTTCAGATTATTAAAAGTAATAAAAGAAATTAGGCTCTATCGAGAATATCGAAAGGTTATTCGAAAGGAAGAGATGGATTCTCCTAAATGGGCTAAAGCAAAACTTAGGAGAGATTGGGTTTATAGAATTTATACTGTTATAAATTTACCTCCCCAGGTTACTATGTCCTCTGATTTTCCAGAAGAATCAAAACCTTCTTTTGTTATATCCGAGCTTAAGCCAATAAATGAATACCTAAAATATCTTAATCTAGAAGAGCTTTTAACCATGTCAATTGAGCCTATAGAAGAAACCCAAAATAATTCCTGGCTAATAGTTTATCAATTTTTATTTAGACAACTAAGCTGGGTTTGGATTTTATTTTTCCTTCTTCAAATTACCGCTATTATTCTTTTGACCGTTTATTGGTCTTCTTTTATTAATTTATTTTAATGATATTTACAAGAAATCAAGAATATGATGCTAGACTTCTAGAATATAAAAAAGATCTAGATTCTAAACTATCTTTTTTTAAAAGCGATAATTTTAAGTTCGAAGAAGAAGCTCACGTTTATACTTATTTAGGGAAAAAATTTGATTCGGTTACCACCTTATTAAAAGTATTCAAAAAACCTTTCGATAGCGAATATTGGCTTAAATATAAAGCAAAAGAAAGAGGTGTAGATCCTTCGGTTATTTCCAATGAATGGAAAGAAAAATCCGAAACCTCTATGAATTTAGGAACTAGGGTTCATAAATTTATAGAAGATTTTTTAAGCGGATTAGACCCAGAATTAAACGAAGAAGAAGATCCTATTTATAAAGCTAGAATTCATAAATTTATTCATATCTATGAAAATAAACTTAAATATCTTTTACCTTTAGAATCTGAATTGAGGATATTTTGTAAAAAGTGGAGATTAGCAGGTACAATAGATCAGCCTTTTCTTTATTTTGATCCCGAATTTCCTAACCCATTTATATTAATAGGGGATTGGAAAACAAATGGCATGTTTACTCATGACGATCATCCAAAAGGAAAATATAATAAATTACTTAGACCTTTCAATGGACTTTATCAAAATCACTTAAATGAATATTCTATCCAAATAAGCATGTATAGATTAATGCTGTATGAGGAATTAGGGATAGAAACTCAAGATGGATTTCTTTGCCATATTGGACCCGATAGTCCAGCAAAACTTTATAAATGTAAAGATTTAAGAGAACCTTTAAAAGTTTATTTAGATAACAATAGAATGGATTTAGATATTTTCGATATTTAAATGAAACATTTTTAATATATCCTGTATAATTTAAAAATAAAAATTAAAATAAAATGGCAACTAAAAAAGAATCTATTCCTTTAAATCCTAACAATCTACCTGGTGGATCTTCTCAAATTGATTTCAACGAAACCGAATTGAATGTTTCTGTGGATCAAGAATTAGTTAATTCGTTAGAAAAAGAATTAGGGGATAAAAGAAAAGAAAACAGAGAAAAACTATATGCTATCTCTATGAAAGAATCTCTCTTAAGAAGATATGAAAATTTTATGGCCGAAGAAGCTGAATGGAATTCTACTGAAGCTTTAGGCGTTGTTGAAGTTAATAAACAGATACAAAAAATAAAATCTGAAAAAATTAAGGATAATGTTATCTATATGGGAGCTCTTCCTATAGAAGCAACCCATTATTTTTTAAATAAAGTTAAAGGTAAAGGCTTAACCGAAGCTAGCAATTTTATAGAATTGTATAGATCTTTCGACCAAGCACTTAATGATGTTAAAAGTGATAACCAAATCTTACAAGATTTAGAAAAGAACCTTTCAGCTGCAATGCAAGGGATATCTTTAGGTTAATTTTCTCTTTTATAATTCGATCAAGCCAAGGAGTTTTCTTCTTGGCTTTTTTAATGGAATAAGGATAGATATATATAAAAAAATAAGTTATGAAAACAATAGAAAAAATTAAAAATTACTCATGGGCAATTACCTTAATCCTAGTTTTTTTTATGCTATTAAGACAATGCGGGGTTAATAGAGATATAGATAGAATGGAAAAATCGGTAAAATCTATAAATAATAAAGTAGATTCTTTAGTAATACCTACGAAAGAAGATATAAGAAATGAAATGAACGAAACCATGTTTAATTTTCTTATTTATGAAGACGATTTCGATAAGGGAAAAGCTTCTCTTTCTGATATAAAATCTAAAATAAATACACCAAAATAATTCTATGAAAAATAGAGGGATAAGCATATTTATAATATCAACTTTCGTTTTACTTTATTTGGTAGTTTCGGTTATTTCTACTATACACGTAATCGATTTTTTTGAGATGACAAATCCTAAATGGCTTTCTGTATTTTTAGCTATAGCTTTTGAAATAGGAGCAGCAGCTTCTTTAGCTTCTATAATAGTAATGGATAAGATGAATAAATTTATAGTTTGGTCTCTATTCTTTACATTGACCGCAATGCAAGCTATAGGAAATACTTATTTTGCGTATATTCATTTATCTGATTTTAGCCAATGGAGTGAATTATTTGGGCTATCCGAAGAAGAACCTATATTTCAAAAAAGAATTCTTTCTATAATAAGCGGAGCTATTCTTCCTTTGGTTTCCTTAGGTTTTATAAAAGCTTTGGTCGATTATATTCGCCCAGATAAAAACGAGCCAAAAATAGAAACCCAAGAAGAAGAAATGATAGTAGAACCTATAGAAACCATCGAACAGGAGGGAGAAATTAGGGAAGAAAAAATAGAGAATATAGAAAATACTAACAGATCTAGAAAATTAAGGGATACTATCTATTATGATCTGGATCCAACTAAAATAACTTAAGTGATGGCAGATCCAAATGACGAAATATTAAATATAGACGGAGGAAATTCTTCAGGCCAGGGCTCCGAAATTGACGGGGGGAATTCCCAATACCCCTTAAGTCCCCAACCGTCTGGTGCTACTGGAGGATTTGTGACTGCATACGCTAATATTGCTTTACAAAAGAAAGATCTTAAAAGAATAGATGCAACTTTTAGAAGATTTAATGATCAATCGAAGGTTAAATTCATAAAAGAATATTATTCGGTAATAAGAAAAGAGGAGACTATGGATAAAGTTTCTCTTGCAGAATTTTTCCACCCCTTACAATCTTTCTCCGAATATCAAAAACAAACAGTTGTAATTGACCCTTTAACCACAATAAATCTAGACCCTTCTTCTTTTTATTCTACTGAAGGCGAGGTTTCCCTTTTAGTAGTTAAAGCTGAATATCTGCCAGAAGCAGATCCTAACGAAAAGATGATATTCTGGGACTATGGAAATACCCCTAGAAAAATAATGGGATCTATTATGATATTATCAGGATCAATAAAGAATGGATCTATTTGGCACGGATGGGATATAGATCCTTTTTCCGATTATGCTCACACTGCAAATCCTGATATAAACGACGGGGGGATATCTTTTACTAACCCCACAGAAAAAACCGTGAAATTAATAATTTTAACAGCTAACTAATGGCAACTAGACCTATTGAATGTCCATATGACGAAGCTTCTGGATTTAGATTTAACAGAGGCTATTTAGTTCTGGATACCCCAACTACTAATTACCCAGAAAAATTTATAAGGTTTGATGATATGTTTGAAGAAATAACATCATATTCCAAACTTAGAATAAATTTAACCCCTTCGTCTTGTTACCTATTAAGCCAAACCGACATTTCTGATAATGAGGGATTTGTTTCTTTTATATTAGTAAAATCAACATTTCCTGATAATACTTTAGAAACTCGAAAATATTTAAGCTGGGAATATCAGGGAGGAGTTTATAATATGGGAAAGATTATGCTTTTATCCGGATTAAACATCACAGATTTTTCTTCCGAACCAGCAGGATGGAATATATCCCAGCCGGGCACAGTATATACAAACGGGGGAATAATATTCTGTAATCCCCATACCGACATTACAATTAAATTAGAAATTCTTGTTGCAAGATAATAAATTCTAATTTTTTTATTTTCAAAAAGATATATAGATCACACTTAAATAGACAAAAAATGGATTTCGTAAATCAAATTAAAAAATTAAAAGATCTAACAAAATCTCCAAAAGTTAGAGAATTATGCGAAAGCTACCTTAACGGAGGTATGAAAATAGATCCAGAATCTTTTTTTAATAACATTAATGAAGAAGATTCTAATTTTTCCGATAATATAAAAGAACACGTAGATGCTATAAAAAATGAGCAATCCGAAATATCTAGAAGATCTGCCCAGTCATTAATGGAATCCTGGGGAGGTTTAAAAAATACGGGTTCAGGGAATAGCGGAACTTTTATTACTAATAATCCTAGCAACTCATTAAATGAATCACTAATAGACCAATTAGATGATTTATCTTTAGTAGACGGAAGTGCTAGATCTTTCAGAGAACTACAAAAACTTAATAATCTTGGAATTCTAGAATCTCTAGAATTTTTAAAAACTAAATCTATTTATTCTTACCCACAAACTAAAATTGTTTGTGAGCAATTTAGAAGCTTAGTTGAAGATAAAGGGGTTAAAGAATTTTTATTAGCAGAATCTTACGTAAATGAACTTTCTAAAATTGGATGGGATTCTGACGTTAAAGATGTTATAGAAACAATCTCGGAAAAAATAAAAAAATACTCTAGAGAAATTGAGGTTTCTAAAGTTTTAGAAGGATTAAGAAACGGAGGAAGTTATAGCTTTTATTCAGATTTAGCTGATATTTTAAATTCTTGGCTAGTTACCGAAAGTAAATCTACTAATCTTTTATTAAAGCAAATAAAAAGATGGGAATTTAATCCATTAATTAGAAACCTATCCAATTCTATAAAAATTAGCGAATCTAAAAATAGTGGGTATTTAAATCTTCCTAGAGTTAGCCAAGGAGAATCTAGAGTAGAATCTTTATTTTCCCCTGTGTTAATCGAAGAGGGAAGAACGGTATTTCCTTTAGGAGGAGATTTATTTTCTGCTGGATATACTGGATTTAATAAACTTAGCGAATCTGAAATTAAAAAAACAGTTCCTAAATCTTATTTATCCCTATTATCCATTTGTTCAAAGCCAAATGTAAGAATAGATGAAAATGGAGCTTATATCTCTATAGGAAAAAATACGGTAAGAATAATAGAAGAAGGAACTAAAAATTCTGTTTATTTAGGTAAAAGTAAATTAAATTTTAGAACCAGCGTAGATCTTGCAAAAATTATAGGAATTGAAGTTACTTCTAATTTAGGAATGCTAGAGAGCACTTTAGTTAATGATATTATTACTATTTATGAAAATTATGATAATATCGTAGAACTTGATTTTGCAAAATCTATAGTTTCTAATATCTACGAAGGGGTTTCTATTAATCTTATTAAATGGGAAAATCAAATCTATCTTCAAAGAGTAAATGAATCAATGAGAGAAAAATCTCTTTTTAAAGTAAACGGATCACAAGCAGTTAAAGCTGTTAAGGATTACTTAAGATATGATATATCAGAGGGGTTAACCGAATTTTTAGAAGGAGATTATAAAAGAAAATCTATTATGATGAATGACAGAAATCAAATTCTGAATAACATTACCACAATAGAATCTGAAATAGAAAAAATAGAATCATTTTTTGGAAATAAGCCAGAATTAAAAGAAAGCGAAGAATTAAAAAGCGCACACTATAGTTTATGTAAAGAATTATCAACCCTTAGAGAAAAATGGAACCATTTAAATATTGAAATAGAAAGAGTAGAAGATAATTTAGTAGAAATAGATGATGATATTTTTGAAGATGAAAAATTTAAAATAGGGGATTTTGTTAAAGTTAAAGAATCAGGCGAAACTGGAAAAGTTTTATCTATAGACGGAAGTTCAGGTAGATATACCATTTTATTAGATAGCGGAAAAACTACCGACCATACAATAGGTGAAATTGCAGATTTAGAAGAATCTTTAAATAAAGCCGCAGAAGACAACGAAAGAGATTCAGAGGATTCAGACGAAGATGGGGAAGAAGGAGTAAAAGAAGCAAGAAAAGTATCTAAAAGTGAGCTTAACGCACAAAGAGAATATTTAGGGAAATTTAAAGAAGGGCATGGATTTTCTAATGCACCGGGAAAGAAAGAAAAAATAGGGTTTGAGGTTAAAAATTCTACTATGAATATAGATCATAATCATGGATATAATACAACTCTTAACGAACAAGAATTGTTAAAAAAAAAGTAGATCGCAACTTTTATTTTGCTCCCTTTTTTAAAAATCAAAAAGAGACAAAAGAAAAATTTGACCAGGATCTATCTAAATTCATGGCAAAAGCACCAAAAGAAGCTTCTGTAAAAGACACAGAAGACGAAGGTGAAGAAAAAAGAAAATAAGTAAAAGGGAATCTTCGGATTCCCTTTTTTTTTAATCGAAATCATTTTATTTTTATTCACTAAGACATCAATAACAAAAAACAAAAAATGGCGAAAATATATGTTAAAAACAAAGACCTTCTAGCAGAGTTTAAAGCATCTAAAGAGAAAGGCAGTTTAAATCCTGAAATAGTTAGGATGTTTTACTTAATAATTGATGGGATTTCTAAAAAAATGTCATATAAAGATCCAGCAGATAAAGAGGATTGTATGGCATTTGCCATGGAGGATTTGTGTAAATATTGGGACAGGTTTAAACCCGAAAAATCAGATAATGCTTTTTCTTATTTTACCCAGATAGCTAAAAATGGTTTTGCTAAAGGCTGGAAAAAGATTCATCCCCCAAAAAGTCCTAAAACAATACCATTTAGTTACATTACAGGTGATGACAATACATATAACATATAATCGAAATAAATAGATTATAAAATCTAGATTATGGTTGACATAAAAAAAGTAAAACCCAACGGAGAATATAAATCGGGAAAATATGTACCGAAGAATCCCGATAAATACATAGGGGATATCCATAATATCATATTTAGATCGTCGTGGGAGCAAAGATTTTGTATTTACTGTGATACTAATGAATCCATACTAAAGTGGAGCTCCGAGCCCCTAAAGATCCCCTACTACAATCCTTTAGATAAAAAAGAACATCAATATAATGTTGATTTTTACATGAAGACACTAAATAATGATGGGGGTGAGCAGGAATGGATAATAGAGATAAAACCAGAGAAGCAAACACTAAAACCAATTTATGAAGGTAATATGACAACCCCTAAATTGAAAGCATATAATAGAAATATGCAAATCTGGATAACCAACCAATCAAAATTCAAAGCAGCTAAATTATGGGCGGAACAAAGAGGGTTTAGATTCGGAGTCATAAATGAGAATTTTTTATTCAAAGGTAAATGAAAAGCTTTGAAGAATTAATAAAAGAATATTCTACCGAATACAAAACCCAGCAGGATCGTATAAAAGAATCTAATGATTTTTTTTCTAAGAATTATTTAGAAAATAGTAAATATTCTTCTTTTGCTCTCCCTTTTGTTCCTGGAATAATCTATTCTTTTGGGTATAAAACCCCTAGCAAAATTTCGGAAAAAAGAAGATTTATAAATAGAAATCCTATTTTTATTTTTCTTAATTATTCAAAAACTTTATTAAATGAAAATATCGTTTACGGGATAGATCTTTCTACCATACCCTATGAAATAAGAGAAGTAATATTAAACCGGATCTGGAATGAATTCGGAGACCAGATATCTAAAAATACTGACCCTAAAAAAACAAAAGCTCCTTTACCTCTTTCCCCCACTAATTTAGATTCTATTCTTAATAAAACCGGGTATAAAAAATCTATTTTTGGATTTAAGTATGAATATTTTTCTAATATAAAAGAGATAAAATCTGAGGATTGGGTAAGAATTCCTTTCTTAGAATTGAATACGTTCGAGGGCCTGAGTTCATTTGAGATATATAAAGAATATAAATCGAAATTAAAATAGAAAAAAGGGGTATAATCTCTAATAGTAATTATGGCAGGATTCGTAGAAAATAATAAACCTTCATCACCAGGAGCAGTAGATCGGATAAGACAATCCTTAAAAAGTCTTAGTACTTTTGGTATGAAATACGATGATATGGTTGTAAGAAACTCACAAGCAGTAGGTGTAACCGAAGCTAGTTTTTTAAACAAGGATGCTCATGCAGGAAAAGAAGATGAAAATTTATCTTGGGCTTTAGCTAAACAGGACATAAACACAAAACAATACATCACATATTTTGATAAGGATTACAAAGGAAAAAGAGATTATTTAAGAAAATTTTCTTTAAATCCTGAAATAGAATGGGTATTAGATACAATATGTGATGAATCTATCTCGTACGATCCAGCAAATTATTTTGCATATCCAGCATTTCTGGATCTTACTGATATAAATGAAAAATTCAAGGACGATCTTTATGATGCATATAAAAAATTATATGATATATGGGGATTTTCCGATGATATAACAGGATGGCAATATTTTAGACAATTTTTAGTTGATGGATTTTTATCATTCGAGATTATATTTGATGATGATGGTAAAAATATAATAGGATTTAAAGAATTAGATCCTGTTACTTTAGTTCCCAGTGTAGAAAAACAATCGGATGGAACTTTTCTTAGTACATGGACCCAATATCCACAGGACCCTAAAAAAAGAAGAACCCTTTACGAACCTCAAATAATATACATTTCCTACGCTAAAGGAAATTCAATATCTAGAATAAGCTACGTAGAGAGATTGATAAGACCTTTTAATATTCTAAGAACAATAGAATACACTAGGGTAATATGGTCGGTGATGAATTCCCAGTTCAGAATGAAAATGACTGTTCCTGTAGGTACTAAATCTATGCAAAAAGGGATGCAGACACTAGGGGAATTGATGAGTATTTACAAAGAGGATTTTGATTTAAATAATGAGACGGGGGAATTAATGATAGACGGAAAGCCTAAAATCCAATTTTATAAAAATTATTTAATGCCATCCGGCCAAGGTGGAACCCCTACTATAGAACCCATAAATAGTGAAGGCCCTAATTTAAATGATTCAACACCATTAAATTATTTCTTCGATAGATACATACAGGAAAGTAAGATACCACCTTCTAGATTTTCTACCCCCGAGGGCGGTAGCTCGGCCACGTACTCGAACGTCGGGGAGGGGTTCGATAAGGACGAGATAAGATTTTTTAAATTCATAGAGAGATTAAGAACAGTATTTCAAGATATTTTAATTAAACCCCTTTGGGTTCAAATAGTAAAAAAACACAAAGAATTAGAAAAAGATTTTATTTTTAAATCCCAGTTAGGGCTTAATTTTTTCTCCGATAATCCTTTTAAAGTAAACCAGGAAATAGATGTTATAAACAAAAGAAAAGAATCCGTTACCGCTATGGTTGGATTAATGGGGGATGACGAAAAACCTTATTTTTCTGTTCCTTTCCTTGTTGAAAATTTTCTAGGTATTGATAAGAAAGATCTTAAATCAAACGAGGAAATAAAAGAAAGAAAGAAAAAAGAAAAAGAAAAAGAAGCTAAAAAGGAAGGCGGAAAAGAAGGGGAAGCAGGAGCTGCCGAAGGAGAAGAAGCCCCAGCAGTAACAATATAATAAAAACAAATGGCAGGATTTTTAGATTACCAGCAACCCAATAAATCAGCTTTGGGGAATATAATGAGGAATCTCGGAAAAATATCTAGTTTCGGTATGAAATATGATGATATGGTTGTACGAAATTCCCAGGCTATAGGTAAGACTGAAAGTTCTTTTTTTAATTCAGAAGGTACCGGATTTACCCAAGATGATGCTTTTAAATGGCTACTTTCCCATCAAGATGTTAAAATAAGAAAATACATTGCTTATTTCGATAGAGATTATTTAGAGAAAAGAAAATTCTTAAGAAAATTTTCTCTTAATGGGGAAATAGAATTTATACTAGACACTGTTTGCGATGAATCTATAAGTTATAACGATAGAAATTTCTTTGCTACCGCATCTACTTTAAATATAGATCTCAAGGATAATATATTAGACAAAATAACAGATCACTACAATAGGCTTTACAATGTGTTCGGGTTTCAAAATTCTAATCTGGCATGGCAATATTTTAGACAACTTTTAATTGATGGGTTTTTAACATTCGAGATAATTTACGATAATAAAGGAAAAGAAATAATAGGATTTAAGGAATTAGATCCTACATCTCTTCAACCGGTAGTTGAAAAAATAGGGGAGAAAGATTATCAACAATTTTGGATACAATACCCGACTAATCCCCAGATGTCTAGAAGACTTACTAATGAACAGATCATATACATTTCTTATGCTAAAGGAAATTCTGTTTCCCGAGTTAGCTATGCCGAAAGACTAATAAGATCTTATAACATTCTAAAAATAATGGAGAACACCAGAATTATATGGAATGTTATGAATGCTTCTTACCGACTTAAATTTGTAATTCCTACGGGAACTCAATCCCAGCAGAAAGCATTACAAACTCTAGGACAGATAATGTCTAACTATAAGGAAGATATTTCAATAAATGATAATTCTGGTGAATTAACGATAAACGGAAAGCCTAAAGTTCAATTTTATAAAAATTATCTATTCCCTGAAAAGGACGGACAGACTCCTGACATATCATCTTTAAACCCAAGCGGCCCTGATTTTAACGTAATGGATAATGTTCTTTATTTCTTTAATAAGTTAAAGATGGATTCTAAGATACCTTATGCAAGATTTTCTTCTAGATCTTCTGCTCCTATAAATTATCAGGTAGGAGTAGATCAAATGCAAAGGGATGAAATTAGATTCGAAAAGTTTTTAAGAAGACTTAGATCTATATTCCAAGAGATATTGGTAAAACCCCTTTACATCCAAATGTGTTTGGATCATCCTGAATTATCAAAAGATAGAAATTTCAAAAGTAAATTAGGGCTAAATTACTACAGAGAAAGTGAACTGGAAGAAATGATTCAAATGGGGGGATTCACTAAAAGAATAGAATTTGTGAATGGTCTAGGAGAAATAAAAATGAAAATCGGAGAAACCGAAACCTCTTATTTTGACAAAGAATTTCTTATAAATAGGTACTTAGGTATAACTCCGGACCAAGCTAAAACGAATGGGGAATATAAAAAAAGAGAGGAGAAAGAAGCAGGAAAAACATCTAAAGAAGGAGCTGCCGAAGGAGAAGCGGGAGCTGCCGAAGGAGAAGAAACCCCAGCAGTGACTATATAAGATTCTTTTAAAAAGGATCTAATTAATAAGAATAGGGAAACTTTCCCTATTTTTATTGTATTATATAAAAATAATATATGATACAAGAACTATTAACGGAAAAATTAAGACCAAAAGAATTAAAGCACATGATTCTTCCCCAAAGAATCAGCAACATCTTTTTAAATGGTCTAGGACATAACGTATTGCTTTCAGGATCCCCTGGATGCGGAAAGACCACATTAGCTAAAATATTAGCATTACCATTTCCCCATTTGTTTATTAATGTTTCTGATGAGAGCTCGGTAGATACAATTAGAAATAAAATAAATGAATTTTGTTCTAGTATGTCTGTATTAGATGGAAAATCATCTAAGAAGATAGTGGTATTGGATGAGTTTGATGGAGCTTCTGACCAATTTTATAAAGCTCTTAGAGGAACAATAGAAAAATTTGCTAGCAATACTAGATTCGTAGCTACTTGCAATTACATGAATAAGATTCCTGAAGCTATTCAAAGTAGATTCGAGGTTATAGATTTTAATCCAATAGACAGCTCAGAAGAAACAGCTTTAAAAGATGAATGGAAGAGCAGAATTAAAATAATCTTAGGTAAGATAGGAATTTCTATAGATGATGATTCATTAGAAACCTTCCAAAAAAATTATTATCCTGATTTTAGATCTGCACTCAATAGAATACAGACGTGGATGATAGAGGGTGTAAAAGAAGTAGATTCACAAAAGATAAAAGAATTTGGCTGGTCGTACGAGGACCTATATAAAATGATAGTGGAATCTAAAGATCCTGTAAAAAACTATCAAATAATGGTAGGAGAATATTCAGGTAAAGTTGATGATATAATGTCTGCTTTAGGTAATGAGTTTATAGATTGGATAATCGGGAATAGACCAGAATTATCTCGAATAATCCCAGCAGTTATAATTTTAGTTGCAAGTCACCAAGCACAGAGGGTTCAGGTTATAGATCCTATGATTTCTCTTCTTTCTCTATTCTGTAGCATACAAAAATTAATAGAATGATGAAAAGAATAATCATATCGGGAAAAGGAGGATCAGGAAAAGATTATCTTAGAAAAATTATGGAAGATTATGGATTTACCTATTGTAGATCCTATACTACCAGACCTATAAGAGAAAATGAAGAAAATGGTAAAGATTATTTTTTCATAGAGGAAAAAAATATACCTGCAAAAAAAGATCTTTACGAGAGCGTTTATTTTAACGGGTGGTTTTATGGAACTCCTAAAACCGAATTTAAAAAATCTAATCTTTTTATAATGACACCTAAAGGAATCTCCTCACTTAAAAAAGAAGACAGAAAAAATTCCGTTGTTATCTATATAGAAGCAAACGAGGAGACAAGAAGAAATAGATTACTTGAAAGAAGGGATGCTGATGACGTAGAAAGAAGAATTAAAGCAGACGAGAAAGATTTCGGAGATTTTGATGATTTTGATTTTATCGTAAATAATTCAGAAGAAAATGATAAAGAAAATTTAATTTCTCTCCTGGGTAATCTTTCTAAATAAAAGAAATATTATAGGAATTTCTTTCTATAACTAAAAATAAACACTAATAAACATGGTTAATATATGCATAGATGGGAATTATATTTTCCACAAAACTTTTGGAGTATTTGCAGGATACACTAATATAGATCCAGGTAAAACTTTATCTGATAAAAAAGACAGATCCCTATTTATAAGAAAAATAGCTACTGATCTTTGTTCTTCGCTAAGAGATCTTCCGACAGGGGGTAGACTTATCTTTACTGCAGACAGTAGGAGCTGGAGAAAGAAAATTGAAATAGAGGATGGGGGATATAAATCGAATAGAGTAAAAGACGAAAAAGTTGATTGGACTATATTCTTCGATCTCCTTCAGGAATTCGGAAAGCATTTAGAGAAAATGGGATTTATCTACTCTAAGGTAGAAGGAGCAGAAGGAGACGATCTTCTATTGTACTGGTGTGATTATTTTAATTCAATAGGAGAAAATTGTTTTATAATCTCCGGGGATAAAGATTTATACCAGCTTGTAACAATTAAAAATAATGCTTGGACATGCACTTGGAATACTAATTCTAAAAGAAATATACTAAGTATTCCTAAAGGTTGGAAAGAATCTTGGCTTGAAAATAAATCGGAGGCCTCTATATTTAATACCACTGATTTTATAGATTCGGATAAAGAAAAAATGTCTAATCTATTAAATAAAATAGAATTAATAGAAATCGAAGATAAAAAATTTATATTCAATAAAGTTCTGGTTGGGGATAAAGGGGATTGTGTTCCTAGTGTTTGGAATATTAAAAAAGGGGAAAGAACCCAAACTTTCAGTCAAAAGAAAGCAGATATTATCATGGAATCTTTTATAGAATCTGAATGGTACTCTAAAGAAATTATTGATATAATAGAGGACCCAGAATTTTTAGATTGGATATCTGGTTTTATTCTTAGAGCTTCTAAAGATGTCGACTCGTCAGAAAATAGAGAAAAAGTTATAAAAAATCTGATAAGAAATTTCAATCTGATGTGGTTAAATTCTGAAATGATTCCGGAGTATGTTACCCAAGAGATGGAAAAAGAAATAATAAGGGGAACAGAAATGCCTAAAAGGAATATAACAATAGACAGAATAAAAATATTAGAAGGTACCGAATGGATATCGGTAGATCAAACGCCTAAACAATTCGATCCATTTTCTTTATTTAATTCCTAATTAATATGCAGTTATTCGATATAATTAAAAAAATGTTTTCCGATAAAAAATGGGATGATGTCGGTAAAAATGACAAAGCAAGAAATTTCTTTATGATTAATAGAATCATGTCTATAAATTTCCCCATTCAGGCAAATCAATTTAATCATTTAAAAATTAACCCTTCTTCTGTAATAGATTGGTGGCATGGAACCCTTATAAATCTATATACCAAACCTCCTTATTGGATATATACAAAGACTAAGAAGAAAGAGTCCTTAAAGACAGAATCCAAAAAAGATTATTCCGAAGTTGAATGCCTTTTAAGAGAGAAATATGAAATGTCTAAAAGGGATCTTTCCGATTTAAAAGCCTTCTACCCTAAAAGGTATGAAGAATGGGTAAAAAATGTTAGTGAACAGATAGGAATTAAAAATTAATCTATGAATAAAGACAATTCAAAATTAATAGAAAAAACTGTATCTAGCTTAGATTGGGATTCTATATGTAGTGCAGGAAAGATATTTAAATTCGGGGTAGGTGAGGGAGTTACCGCTATTCCAGGAATGAAAAAGAAAAATCACGGGGAAGAAATATCTAAAAATGACTATAAAGCAGAATTAAAAACCCTTCTTAAATATGCTGTAGATAATGACATAAGCGAATTAGTTTATGGACCTTGGGTTATATTCTGGTTTAATAGTGAATGGGATTTAGATATGTATGGTGGGGAAGAAGAGGAAGAAGAAGATGATGGGATTGAAGCCCAAATAGGATCATCGATTGAAGTTATATATTCTCCTCAGAGAATTTGTCTATCTAATGTTATGGGAAAATTAGATTATAAGATAGAGGAAAATGATTTTGATAGACTGGATAATATGCTAAA